ATGAAAACAGTATTGTATGTTCCACTGGATGATCGTCCAGCGAATCTGGATGACGTCGTTGTACAAGGAAAAGCAGCCGGTATCCATATCATTACACCGCACCTGGGTGACATTCAAAATCGTCTGGATTCCGAGAAAACGGTAGAAGGCACCACATTGCTTGGAACGTCTACACCTACGTATGGGAAACCGTCCAACATTCATGATTTCATTTTGAAAAATGCCGCTAAAGTGGATGGCTTCATCATCTCTTCGGATATGCTGGCTTATGGTGGTCTGATCGGCAGTCGTCAGCTTCGTGAAGATGGAGGCGGAACATATCCTGATTACGACCAGGACACTACCCGTTTGCTCGATGTGATCAAAGCGATTAAAGGGAAATATCCACGAAAACCAGTGTTTGTGATGGATACCATTATGCGACTCGCTACCACCTCTTTTGCAGATAGTCTCGCATTGGATGCCTACAACGAGTCACGTGCACTGATGCAGCAGCCACGCCAGTCCTTTACGGCATTCGAGGATATTGTGAACGGGTACAACCTTTCTCCAGAGTCTACGGAATATGGGGAAACGACGTATTTTAATAAAGAACAGTACTACAACACCAGACAACATAAATTCAAAACGAATCTATACATTCTGGATAAGCTTGCTCGCAAAGGATATATTGATTTCCTCGCCGTAGGCGTCGACGATGCGAATACGCAAGGCGTTCAGATCAACGAAATCAATTATGTGGAAGCACGGATCAACGAATGGCTCGGTGGGACGGATGGACAAAATCCCGATCGGGCGATTATCCTTCCAGATGCGGATGGCCTGGGTCACGCTCTGTTGGCACGCATGGCTAACCAATTGCTTCGTGGTGGGAAGAAGACGCGTTATGCAGTGAAATATTTTGGCCCGCATGGTTCCACGATTATCAATGCCTATGAATATATGAATGTGCACGAGAATGTGGTGCGTCATGTGGATATTGTTGGTGGTGTGGTTGTAGCGGATTCCGCTTATCCACAGCCTGATGTGGTAACGGATACAACTTCCGATGTGGAAAATGGAAATGAATTAACGAATGCTCCATCTGCCCTTGAAGGTTCTTCGTTTGATATGGCGTCTGAGTTGGATCGCATGACGAACCGTCATCCAGGCAAACCGGGTAAAGAATCGGTGCACATTGAGATTATTGCCATCACGGCGCTGGATCAGGTGCAAGCGGCTGTGGCGCAATTGACGAGCAATAGTGAGAAGGGTCTGCCTTCGGTGTTGATTGATTTTGTAGGAAAAGGTCCGGCCAACGTCGATGTAGCCGAAGCACTCCTGAACAGTCCGTATACGGGGCGGGTTCTGGGTTACAGCGCATGGAATACGCCGGGGAACAAAATCGGTATGGCTGTGGGTATGGGACAATCCCGTTATGCTCTGATTACAACAGAAACACATGCCCATGCGCTACGAGATGCCATGAATGCACAGGGGTCATTGTTGTTCAAACGTTTCCTGAAAGATTACTACTACAAAGCAGTAGCGATTGCTGATATCCGCACGTATTCCAGAGCGCATGCGCTCTATACCAATGTGGCAACCCTTGCAGATCAGAATATGGTGTTGTTTAACTCAGAAGAAGATTATGCTCATTTGCAGACTTTACTCAGGGATCTGATGCAGACCCACTCCACGGCACTGGCGAACAAAACCGCTTTTGCCCAAGGGAACGTAGCGATAAAGCAAATTTGTAATGGCGAAGCAGCTTATGCGGAGTATTCCAGTGCACTACTGGAATATGCGAATCCCGATTTCATCTGGGGACGTGCATTTGAAATCACGTTGAATCCGAAGGTTACGCTGAAATAACGCTGATATAAGGTGTTGTCCGTTAAGAGACGCGCGGAGTCGTCTTTTTTCCACCCCAGATGCACCCTTAATCGCACCGAAGTCGTACGAATCACCATCCGCACTAGGGATGAAAGGGTGTAAGATTGTATTATCGGATCCATAGCAAAGGACACACACCGAAAGCACATACGCTAATGTACAGACCGGCCACAAGGGGCCGGTCTTTTTGATGCGGTGAATGGTGTCCAGCTTTGGTGCCGGTGGAGAACCGTTAGCACAGAGACGTACTGACGATGATTTCCTTTTTCCATTAGCAGATTTGTTAAAGGGGGAGTTCGTTGCTGCCACATTGTCGCTGCACAATGCGGGCAGATCGAAACTTGCAGCTGAAGGGGGCGAAATAAATGTGTCTATGAGTAGTGACTTAAACAACACGGACAGCACAGGGCAAGCCAGTAACGTCATCAGACGAACGCTGAAGCAGAAGCTGGAGGCTCTTGTTCCGGCATGGAATGGCCGAGTACAGGATATTCCTGCACCGGGAGAAGTGTTAGCTGGACCCTGTGCCGTGATTGCTTTTGCAGAAGAAGTACCGAAATCTGCTTGGGCGGGGTATAGGCGGATCATCAAAATCTCTCCATATGCACGCCCCGAAGATGGAGGTGCTGAACAAGTAGAAGTATGGTCAGCAGCGCTGATGGAAGGACTGCACCAGGTCAGGCTGGAGGATGAAGAAGGCGGGGCATTTACCTGCATTTATCTGGGTTCTTCGGATGGTGATCGTGTGGACGCCAGTTCTGGACTGGTTACGCGTAGCCTGCGATTTGGGGTGTATGTTCCAGAAACGCTGGAATACATTCAGGCTGAAACCACAGATTTGTGGATGGCTGCACTTCAGGGCTGGACACGAACTCAGCTCGGACAGGAATGGTCCATATATGGGGATGCCTGGCCTGGGGGTTATAGGTCCAAGTCTATACTGTGGCGATTGACGGGATGCAGTACAACCACTGCAGGGACTTCTGCGCTGGAGATTCGTAAGCAATGGATTGGGCATGTGCTGGCTGCGAATTTAGAAGATGTCCGTCAAACGGTCACACATCTGGTTGAACAACTGGCTGTGCAACCCCGTATTGCTTTGACGGATACAGACGGTACGCGATATGTGACGGTGGATGAAGTTTCTGCCGACTTGCAGGCAGACGCTTACTTGAACGGGCAGATTCGTCTGACGTTGCAGCAGCGTATTCGCCGTCCGGGTACGGATGTGCCATTAATCCGTGAGATTCACCATAGCAAAGGGATAGAGTAAGTGCTAGTCGAGAGGAACTCTAGATGGGGTTCCAGATGAGGAATTCAATATCATACTTTAGCTTCAAAATCATAGGTTCATAGGTTCGTAGGTTCATAGGGACAAAAATTCATAGGTCAAAATTATAGTGCAAAGATCAGGTTCAACGAATTCAGTAGTCAAACAATGAGGTGAGATGGCCATGGCAAGCACAGTAAAAAAAAGCAAACAGACTGCCCCGCAATATACGCGGGCCGAACTGATGAATCATGCCGAAGGCCTCTTTGCCGTTAAGGCAGAGGTGCTGTATGGTGCGCTGTACGAAGCAGCGCAAGAGACGTTTTCCATTGAGGAAGCGAAGGAACGCATCAACCAATTTATGAAAGCGAAGGTGAAGGGATAATGGCAGGCGGAACTTGGGAGCAAACGAATCGTCCGGTACTTCCGGGCTTATATATGAATTTTCAGGCGGCAGCGTCTTCGGCCATTCAGGTTGGTAATCGCGGAACGGTGGTTGTGCCGATCAAGGCCAACTGGGGTCCGGTGGGCACTTTTGTCGAAGTCGGCAGTGAAGCTGCAATTGAGCGTATTTTCTCGGCGCATGCCCTGGATAATGGAACAGCTTATACATCCTTAAAGCTCGCCCTGCTAGGTGGACCGAAAAAGCTGCTCGCTTATCGGGTAGCCGGAGAAACGGCGAAAGCAGCCACACTTACGCTGAAAGACAGCAGTGATGCAGCCGTTCTGCAACTGGACGCCAAGTATCCGGGTGACCGGGGTAACGGGTTCTACGTCACCATTCAGCCGGGTGTAATTGATAATACGAAGCATGAAGTGCGCTTGTTTGAAGGCAACCGGATGCTATATGCACTGCTGACTGCGGATATTTCGGCAGCGTCGCTGGCAAAAGAGATCAATGCGGATGAAAGCAACATTTGGATTAACGCTCAGGCGATTGGCGAGGGTACAGGTGCCGTTGCAACCGTTGCGGGAGCGGCGTTAAAAGGTGGTGCAAGTGGCAACGATGGACTGACCAATGCGGAGTATATTGCCGTGCAGGGCGCGCTGGAAGGTGAGCAATTTGACGTATTGGCATTGGATCATGCGGCGGATGCGCCTTTGCTGGCGAGCTTTGCAGCATGGGTGAAACGTGTGCGCAATGAGGGTAAACCCGTGATGGCTGTATTCGGCGGTTCAACGGCGGATGACACCTCTGCTACCGCAGCACAGAAGGCGGCGGCACGTTCACTCACGTTGAATCATGAGGGTGTAATCAATGTTGGTACGGGTGTGCGCCTTGGAGATGCGTTCTACAGCTCGGCGGAAACGTCTGCTTATGTCGCGGGTCTGATTGCTGGACAACGTCTGAATGAATCCACAACATACGCTCCTTCTCCGTTCGATGACGTGACGCGTCGCTGGACTCGTGCAGAACAGGAGCAGGCGGTACAGAATGGCGTATTTATTTTCTTCCATGATGGACGTCAGGTGAAGGCGCTTCGCGGAGTGAATACACTCGTGACCCCTGCCGCAGGACAGAATAATGCCTGGAAAAAAATCCGTTCCATTCGTGTGATGGATGCAATTAATACGGATTTGCAGCGCTCTGCTGAAGATACGTATATCGGTAAAGTAAACAATACGGAAGAAGGACGTCAGGCGCTGATCGGTGCGATGAAAGCCTATCTAGCGCTGCTCGCACAGAGCAATGTCATTGAAGCTGAGGGATACGATGTCGTTCTCGATCCGGCGTATTATGGTGCTGCACCGATTCTCAAGCCAGAGGCGGATCAGGTATTCCTGCAATGGAATGTGAAGCTGACGGATGTAATGGAGCAGTTGTTTGGAACGTTTTACGTGCAATAAGGTTTGTGTAGGAGAAAATGGTGTTTTAAAAGAAATTACTGTTCGTTGAACGGATGGTATATACGATATTTTCTAATCTCAAGGAGGAATTGTCATGTTGGATGCGTCAAGAGTCATTCTCGGTACCCATGGTCAGCTGCATATCGATGGTGTGTGGCAGACGAATATTAATAAGCTGGAGGCCAGCGTTGAAATCGAGAAGCGTGAACTGAATCTGGTCGGCAACGATTGGAAAGTACACAAGAATGGTGCGAAAAAAGGAACGGGTACCATGACGGGTTACAAAGTCACTTCGGACATGATCCAGCGCGGCTTCACCAAGTTCCAAATTATCTCGAAGGTGGACGATCCAGAATCATACGGTCATGAGAGTGTCTTGCTGAAAGGTTGCATGGTGGACAAAATCCAACTCGCCAACTGGACTGCGGGTGAGGAAGTACCGGAGGAAACAAGTTTTACATTTGAAGGATTTGAATTGTTGAACCCGATTGTAGCGAACTAAGATTTTTCAGACTCTGCTTCTGTAAGTATCTAAGTATCTCCGTAGAAACTTTTGTTTTCATATGATATCTAGTTGTTATGATATAGGCTCCAAAACTACTTTTCTCAGCAGTGCATACTACATCATGGGAATATAAATCTTTATTACCAAGGAGACGATTGATATGTTATCCATTAAAGATTTTGAAAATTTGGTACCCGATAAAAGTTTGCCTGTTTCCCATTGGGACTGGACCAAAGCATTTGATAAGCTGATGGAAAGTAATGAGGTAGATGTGATGATTCCTTCTGGCACGTATCTGCTTAAATACACACTTAAAATCACAAAGCCTAAGAATATTCTTGGGAATGGAGCGATTCTAATGCTTGAAGCTCCTTTGCAAATTGAAGGCTCCAATATCATTCTCAATGACCTTAAGTTCAGGAGTGAAAAGCAAGTTCGGGCCATTCAACTGCATAATACCATGAATGTAAGTGTTCATCACTGTGACTTTATAGATATCATGGAAACAGCTATTTATTTTGAAAACAAAAGTCATCAAAATGTTAGTATCACAGACTGCAATTTCGAAAATATAGGTAGAAACATTACCAATATTGTTGTTCAGGGTAATGCCGTTTATGTTCAGAATGCTTCTACGGTATTTATCGAGAATTGTGAAATGTATAAAATTTGGGGGCAATCCGCCATTACGGTACGAAGTTCAAGTGATATCAAGATTACCAATTGTATCATTGAGGATACGGCTTATCGTGGAATTCAAACGTATGGTTCCGATTCGGGTTCGGCTGCAGATTCTGTGCGTAACATGGAGATTACGGAATGTTCAATCAGAAGAACAGGAGAGTTAAACCAGACCCCAAAAGGAGATGCTACGAATGGGATTTTTGTTCGTAATCCACAGGGGACTGCCGCTGACGTTAAGATCTCTAACTGCATCATTGAATATTGTGGAGAGAATTTCATAGAAGGAAACTTTTATGCATACAACAATACCATGAGGTATTCTGGTTATTATCCTCATTTCACAACTCCTTCTAAAGAGGGATTGTTTCCTCAAACTAACTCGGTGATTGAAGGAAACTCTATTCATTCCTCCTATTTAGAAGCTATCAAATTATTTTTCAGCCGCAATAATATTAGGATTGATAACAATACCATTCTTGATTGGGATATGACAACAGCTCCCAAATCGTCTTTCTTGCCAGCGATCACGATGCAAACTAAGTTATCTTCGGATGTAATGAATAATATTACTATTCAAAATAATACGATTACTGGTCCGACAAGGAAGTTGATGATTGGAAATACGGTTAAGGGAGAACAAGAAGTTATTAAAAAGATTCCGTCCCCTGGAACTTTTGGTACCATTGTTTATGCCAATAACCAGATTATTGTTGAATAGTTATGTGTGTTTGGAGAGTTATTATTAAGCAGCCCTTGCAAGGGCTGCTTTTATTTTAAATTAAAACTATGAACTATGAAAAGAAGAAGGAGATCGCACCCTATGAGTATGAATGAGAATATGTCTGAAGAACAAATTTTGGATCAGTTGTTTGAAGCAGCAGAACGTTTGCCGGAAGAGAATGTACGCATTCAACGTTTGGATCTGTTGCTGACTCTGCGTGGATTGACTTCCTCCAAAGTGGATCAGATTCGCGAACGCTGTACCATTCGCAAAACAGTTAAAGGCCGTACTGAGGAAAAGGTGGATACAGAAACATTTAACGCGCTGCTGATTTCCGAAGCTACTGTGAAAATGAATGTACGTGGACTCGAACTGTCAGGCTGGGGAGACAACCGTATTACTGGACGCATGAAGCTGTCCGGTGGGGAACAAGCGGTTCGCCGCATGTTACTCGCGGGTGAGCTGGATGCCGTTGGCGACAAGGTACTTGAGCTGTCAGGTTTCGGTGTGGAGATTGAAGACCTAAAAAACTAATTCACTCCGGCGGGATGACTACGTTCTTATATCACATGTGGGTTCGTCATCATCTCCGGCCCGGAGAATTCTGGTCTTTGCCACGCGGGGAGCGCTCACTGTTGATTGCTTTCTCGGAAGAGGAAATGGCAGCGATCACCTCGCAAATGAATCGATAACTAGATTGGACAGGAGGTGAAAGAAATGGCAGAAATGATTGTGGGCTTGTCCAAATCAAACGCGGAAATGCGAACGACCATCCGATATCTGGATCAGATACAGCGTTCTACGGAACGACTGGGCAGAGTTCGCTATCAGAGTTTGATTAAAGTGAATAATGAGCTTAGAACAATCGGGCGTAGACTGGAAAGCATTTATAGTACGGCTGTGCGAATCAGCAGGCTAAGGATTACGCCCAAAATTGGATTGGATGACCAACTTAGTCCGGCACTGGATCGCGCACTAGTGAAACTGAATAGCTTCAGGAACCAGATGGTTAGGGCTTCGGGGGATTTTTCTGTGATGGTTCAGCAGAAGGTTGAATTATCCATAGGGGAACTACCTAGTACACTGACAACAACGAATGGAGAACTGGCGAAGCTCACTATGTCTAATCAGGATTTGGCGATTAAAGTGCAGGAGAATACTGCTAAGCTGGGGATCACAACCAATATTTCTGGGGCGGGAACAGCAAAAACTGAAGAAGACAAGGGTTGGTTTCAGAGTATTGTTGATGGAGCTGAAAAATTTAATCATTTAGCTGATGCAGTTAAGAATACTAGTGAAGGAATAAAGTTCGTAGGAAACCTATTTAAAGGTGAAAAATCAAAATTAGACGGAACTGCAAGCTCTGGCTCCCAATGCTGCTGCTGTTCTAGTGGAAGTTTGGTGGGAAGACTCTCAAGAGGTGAAGTGAAAGGTAGCAAAGCAAAAAAATCAGGTGGCGGCAGAGCTAAAAGTGTTGCAACTTCTGAAAGTAGTAAAAAAGGTTCTTACAAGAGCGGTTCCAGATCCTATCAAGAACGTGCAACTGGAACTGTAGCATCACCAGCTTCCGATCCCACAAAAAAAATCATCACCAACATCTCTCCAGCAGAATCAAAAAAGCTCAGAATTGATTTTGATCAAAAAATGAATCCGAATCGACTGGGCCTTAGCGCTAATCAACCCTCTACTTCATCAATGTCCAAGCTCTTCTCAGGCAATGGCATGTTCGGCAAACTGAGCGGAGGGCTTGCTAAGGGGGCCGGGAAATTACTTGGGCCAATCAGCATGCTCGCTGATGTAGCGAATGTTGCAACTGCACCTCCCGAGGAGCGGGGCCGAGCTGTAGGCTCAATGATTGGCGGCACAGCAGGTACAGCGATTGGTAGCGCTATCGGTAGTGTTCTTTTGCCTGGGATAGGAACATGGGTTGGTGGTGCAGTAGGCGGTTGGGCTGGCAGTGCAGCAGGCGGCTGGATCGGCGATAATGCTAAGGATATTGGGAAGTTTATGTCCAACGCTACCGAGGGTGTGGGTAATGCATTGTCGGGTGCAGCGGATTACGTCTCTGAGAAAACGAAAAACATCACCGATGGCATATCCAGTTTCTTCGGTTTTGGCTCGAAGAAGGAGGAGAAGACCGCATCCGCGGCAACGGTGGCTTCAACGTCGCAAATAGCAACAGGTTCGCAGATGCCACCTACCTATATTCCACCGGCACTGACAATGACGGGTCCAGCAGCATATATGAACAATAAGGTCGGCCAGTCTACATCTGCTGGTTTAATGGGAACAAGCGTGATGCAGTCCCAAGCGATGGCGCTCGGTAACGGAGCTCAAACGAATGCCAATGGCAAATCATCCACGATGACGGTACAAATATCCGAAGACCAGATGAGCAGTCTGTCCGGTTACCTGAAGGATTTTAAAACCGAGACGACCAATCAGATCTCCGTAAACGTACCACAAGGAGCTGTGCAGGTGACTGTCCGGGAGAATGCTATCGACTACGATGCCATCTCACATCAGGTTGGAATGAGATTTGCAGGCGAAGTGCGCCGTGCGATGGAAAATCGAAAAACGATTATGGCCTAAGCAGAAAGGAGGCCTGTCATGACTGTATTTAAAGATAACGTGGAAGGTATCAAAATGGAGTTTACCCTGATCGACGGGAAAACGAAGTTTCAATTTCCGGTGAAACCGGAAGAACTGACGATCTCCCGATCCAAGGGATACGAAACGATTAATATGCTGGAATATGGCGAGTTTGATTTTGCTCAGGGGGAGAAGGTGAAGGAGATCACCTTCTCTTCTTTTTTTCCCAAAGAATATGATGCGTCCTATTGCATGTACGAGCCTTTGCCTGATCCGCGTGTAGCGATGAATATGCTGAATACGTTTCTGGTCTCAAAAAAGCCGCTGCGCTTCATCATTACCAACACGGGGGTGAACGTGCCCGTGTATCTGATCTCCCACAATACGACCTTTCGAGGCGGTGAGAGCGGGGATATTTACTTTGACATTACGCTGCGAACGTGGCGGGATTCCAAAGTGGAGAAGGTTGGCGGCGCAACATCTGCGAGCAAGTCGGGTTCCCGTACAGATCTGAAAACGAGCAGCAAGACCTACACCGTCAAATCTGGCGATTCCCTGTCCAAAATAGCAAAGCTTGAGCTGGGCAGCAGTTCCAAATGGAACGAGATTTATAAGCTCAATGTGAAGACCATCGGCAGTGATCCGAACCGGATCAAGCCCGGACAAAAGCTGGTGATGCCATGACCTACAAGGTCATTGTCGACGACAAATATGACATCACCAAGCTGGTGGAGACGATTACGCTGAAGGACTCGCTCGACCAGATTGCCTATCAGGCCAACATCCGGCTCGCGGTGTCTGCATCTTCAGGTCTGCCTGCGATATCACCGGGTATGGCTGTGCGGATCAGCGGGATTCCTTTTGGCGAAAAATCAATGGTCCACTTGCTGCACCCTGCCGTCATCTGGGAAGTGGAAAGCTCAAACAGCGGTACCAAGCGACTATCCCTGATCGTCTACGACCGGATGATTTATCTGGAAAAATCAGAGGACGAGTTCCTGCTGCCGAAAGACCAGACTGCCACACAGCGTCTCAAAACGTACGCCAAGGAATGGAAAATTCCATATGCCACGCTGTCGGATACCAAAACAAAGCTGAGCAAAGCGGTTTATCGGTCGCAGACGATTTTTTCGATGATGTTTGCCGATCTGAAGGAAACGGTGAAGTCGGGTGGGGATATGTATCATCCACGGATGACGCCGGGCGGGTTGCAACTTTTTAAGGTGGGCAGCAATGCGAAAGTGCACGAGCTGGATCGACTGATCGATCTGACTCAGATGCGTACGCTCGAAGGTGCGGTCACCAAAGTTAAAGTGATGGCTGCCTCGGAGTCCAGCTATGGCAAAGAGGTTCCTTCCAAAGTGCTCGCGATTGAGCAGGATGGTGTAGCCGAACTGGGCACGCTGCAAAAGCTGATTGAGGACGATCAGGTGAAAACAGCGACGGTCGCCAAGAAGTTGGCGAAAAGCCGTCTGACGGGTATTCAGGAGACCTTTACCGTATCCGCACCAGATGTGAATACGATCCGTGCCGGAGATGCGGTGCTGCTCAAAGGGCTGAAGCTGATCGTCATGTCGGTTAGCCGTGATCTGTCCGCCGGACCTGGAACGATGACGTTAGAGCTGGGGACGGCTGAGCTGGTGAAAAGGAGGTATTACCTTGAATAAAGATGATCCGTATGGGCATTTTGCCGACGTCATGCGGGGTGCGATGAGTACCCATTCTCGTCAGGCCGTGAGCGGGCTGGGAGCAGTTCTGGGTACGATGACCTCGTCCGGTGTAAAGCTGGATGATTTTAAGCACGAAGTGCAGGACTATCTCGTGGCCGAGTTACCGGGCACGCTTGGACTGCCGGAGCGTGAGACTGCTGGCGCGATCTCCGGTATACCTGACGTGGCAAACGGCGGAACGACGGGCACGGGACGGTTTCTTTTGCAAGAAGAGGAAGTGGAAGAAGCGGTGTGGTCTCTTGGTAAAGGATTGAAAGCCGGGGACCGTGTACTGGCGATGCGGGTGAATGGCGGTAACGACATTGTGGTGCTGTGTAAGGTGGTGAGTGGGAATGCCTAGTTTGTTCCCTGAAACAGGTTTGGTATGGGGAGACGAGGAAGATCTGTCGGGGGCGGCTTCGGAAGAGGTGCGGTTTGGACGGAGCTGGCGATTCGATTACGATGCAGGGGATTTTGTGCTGACCCCAAGTGGCAAAGTCGCTGCGGCAGGTGCGCATGAAGCCTGGGTACAGTGGTGCATTAAGGCGGTGAAGACGCCGCGGTACAGACATGTGATTTACTCCCGAAACTATGGATCGGAGCTGGATGAGTTGGTTGGCCAAGGTGACAGCCGGGGTGTGATGGAAAGTGAGATTACCCGGATGGTGACGGAGACGTTGCTGGCCGATCCTCGCACGGATTCGGTAGACCAGTTTACGTTTGATTGGAATCGGGAGCAGTGCATGTTCTCGTGCCGGGTGGCGAGTGTGCAGGAAGAGATGTTTATTTTGGAAAGTGAGGTGATCTGACGGGATGGCTGAGATTCCGCGTTATTTGGAAGACCAGACGGAGGAACAGATTATGCAGCGGTTGCTGGATCGTCTGCCCGCGGATCTGGACAAGTCGGAAGGGTCTTTTCTGTGGGATGCGGAGGCTCCGGTTGCATTTATGCTGTCTGAGGCGGCTTTGTGGGCGCAGGAACTGCTGCGACGCGGGTTTGCGAGTACAGCGGCGAGCAGAGATCCGAATTTTCGTTCGGAAGAGTTGGATCTGCGAGCGGGAGAGCATGGCATTACGAGACGGGCTGCGGTAGCGGCGCAAGGTACAGTGAAGTTTGCTGGTACGCCGGGGAAAGTGGTGCCTGCAGGTACGGTTGTGGCTACGTTGGCCGATGAAATCTCCGGCGAGGCTTCCCTCGAATATGAAACCGTTGGTCGTGTGGAGCTGGGGGAAGATGGTCTGGGCAGTGTTGGTGTGCGGGCGCTCGTTGCCGGAAAAGAAAGCAATGTTCCTGCGGGCACCGTGACCGTGCTGTCCACACCCATGAGTGGCGTTACCTCTGTCACGAACGTTGACGTGATCAAGGGCGGTGCGGACGTGGAGTCGGATACCGCGCTGCTGGAGCGCTTTTATGCCAAAGTCCGCAATCAGGGGACCAGCGGCAACAAGTCGCAATATGTGCAATGGGCCAGTGAAGTACCAGGTGTTGGTGCAACGCGTGTTATTCCGTTATGGCAAGGGCCGGGCACGGTGGGATTGTATTTGCTGGATACTGATAAACGTGCCGCGGGTAGTGATCTGGTAGCGGCGGTGCAGAAGTACGTAGACCCAACGCAGGATGGGCAGGGTGAAGGCGTTGCCCCGGCTGGCCCGGTAGTGACCGTGATGCCAGCCGAGGAAGTGCCAGTGAACATTCAGGTGAAGCTGACACTGGCGAGTGATGCAACGTTGACGGATGTGCGGGCGTTGATCGAACGCGGGGTGACCGCGTATTTGAAACAGTTGGCTTTTGCCGATCCGCTTGTGCGCTATACCCGTATTGCAGCGATCCTGCTTGACATTCCACCGATTATCGATTATTCGGAGCTTACCGTGAACGGTGTTAGCGACCAGAATATCGAGATGACCGCGAGTCAGGTTGCGGTGCTGGGGACGGTGGATGTGCATGAGTAGCGCAGTGAAGATGGTGAAAGCGAAGTGCGGATGTGGAGGCAGCGGTAAGGTGGGACATCGGGAATGTTCTGACTATACGGTATCCGGTTCAGCTGGAAATGAAGTAAGTGGTGGGCCAGAAGAGTGCTTGGGTCGTGAGGTAAGCGGCTCGGGAACTGAGCATTTGAGCGAAGCGGTTTGCATCAATGTGAAAGGAAAGGAGGATGCGGGTCATGAGTGCACCTTCTGCTGTACATGTTGGACTGACGAGTGAGAAAGGGCGGGAGCTGTTCTCATATTTGCCGAGCTACTATGAGACTTCCCGCGTGATGCAGGTCGATATGCAGTCCAAAGGAACCGAGATAGATTTGCTGTATCAGGCGCTGGATGAAACATTGGATCAGTTCTTTGTCCGCACCGCGACGTGGGGCCTGGATTTCTGGGAGCAGGAGCTCGGCATTGAGACGGATCGTCTCAAACCTGTGGAGCAGCGGCGTGCCGTGGTCGAGTCCAAGCTGCGGGGTGCCGGGAAATTTTCGGGGAGACAGGTTGCAAATGTGGCTGAGGCATATGCCGGGGGAAAAGTGGATGTAACATTTCAGCCGAAAGCGTGGAGTTTTACGGTGAGTTTTGTGGATACGATGGGCATCCCGCCCAATATTGACGATCTCATACGCGCAATTGATGAACTAAAACCGGCCCACATGGCTGTTGAATATGAGTATCGCTATCTGATCTGGGACGATCTGGACAGCAAACAGATGACCTGGGATGAACTGGACGCCGGGTCCCTGACGTGGAATGAACTGGAGGTGTGGGCGTAATGCCAAAAGAAACGGATCGACTGAAATTGCCTCTTCCCTTGGGGAACGAGACCGTAACCCGGGAGAGTATTAACAGGATTTTTGAAAAGATTGATGCTGGTGTGGCGACACGTGAAGCAATCCTTATATCTGCTGGCTCTGATCTTAATAGTTATATTACAGAAGGGGAGTATTATTGCCCGGAGAATGCCACAGTAGAAACTTTAGCTAATTCTCCAACAGGTGTAGCTTTTCATTTGAAGATAGAAAGACATGCTGGTGTCGTCCAAACTCTAACAACTTTCGAGCCGAGTGACTTACAAGTTTTTCAACGCAACTACTATTTCGGATGGGGTTCGTGGAAAAAAGTACCTACAAGGGACGAAATTCAACAGCTGCAGGAGGATCTCCAAAACGCAGACATCCCACCTGCATCATTGACTGAACCGGGGATAGTGCAGCTTTCCAATGCAACGGAAGGCACGTCCGAGACGCTGGCGGCAACGGAGAAGGCGGTTAATGATGCAAGACTGGCCGCTCAACAATACGTGGATGATAAAGCGTGGCAAAAGTACCCGCTAACGCAAGATAACGGGTATTCAAAATTAAGTAGAGTGGATTTAAATACTTTGACTGATCCGGGAATGTATTACGCTGACGGTTCACAATCTCCGAATTTACCCACTATAAACGGAGCTGATTTTTACGTCGAAGTAATTAAAATTAGTGCGAACAATTTAATTCAACGAGTTACGCTTGCAAGCACAAGTACTGCGAAAGTGTACGTAAGGCAAAGATGGGCAACAACGACATGGACACCTTGGGTATTGCAAACACCACAAAGAAGAGTATGGGGGGCGTTATAGATGGCAGAAACGCCTATTAAAATATACGGGGACGCACTATCCACAACATCTGGGACAACTATTTACACTGGAAAAACGGGTAAGACATGCATTATAAAATCCATTATTATTTGTAATGTTAGCGGAGTAGACACGACAGTAAATATGAGGCTTAACACTGGGCCTTTGTATTTTTTATTGAACAACAAGTCTATTAAAGCAAATCAAACCTTGGTTATCCCGATCAGTGATATTGTTATCAGTCCAGGGGAAACCCTTCACATGTGGTGCGCAAATTCAATTGTTAACGCTAGAATAACAGGTGTTGAAAAAGATGGAATCCCCAGTTCATTAGGGCTTGCGCAGTACCGTGTTGGGCTAGGAACGGGAACGACGACCATTGTTCCAGCCGCCGGAAACGGTGTTAGTAGATTGGTCAAGTCTATCGTTATTTGTAACGTAAGCAGCGGACCACAAACAGTAACTATTCGTTTCGGTTGGAGTGGTGATAACTGTAATTTGATAAACAAGTACACCATAGCTGGATATGATACAGTTTTGATTCCGTTCGCTGATATGTTTATTTCGCCAAGCGAATATATCGAAGGCTGGACATCAACCGTCGGTAATGCTCAGGTCCATTTAGTCATGCAGGAGGCGACCAATGCCTAAAATCGATAATTTCTTATTGGATAATTACGGGTTGGATGGGCCAGATAAGGGGAGGAAGTTTGCTTCAGGGTTTGGATATAACTTAGGTGATAAAAGGTTTCTTTATTCAGATGGAACTGCATTTACCTGCGGGTATATAAGTGTTTCCACTCTGGATTTTTTACCATCGCAAATCATTATCACTTTTTATGATGATGGGGATTATATACTGGGTTATAATTCCAAAAGAATAGAAAACGGCTACCCTATGTTCAGAGGGCTAAGATGGACAAACGAAGGCACTAAATTTGATAGTTTCCGAGTAGAGGACAAGAGCGCTGGCAGAACTTATATCACAAACGGTGGATTTCAGTTACCGTTGCCATATTTTGAATTGACATCAAGTCCGTTTTATTGGAGGGCATACGAATAATGAATATTGGGATTAGAATTATATACGATCAAGACGGTGAAATTATCTATCGAGCTGGTGAAATACAGGGTGATGTACTTCCAAGGAAAGAAATCACTGGGCTACATTACATCGATTTGGAATATGGGACAATCGATTATCACACTCATCGAATTGTCAGTATCGATCCTGCTACGAAACAACCAGTTTTAGAGGAGCTTCCCATTGTCGAAACACCAGAACAGCAAAAAATAAAGGAATTGGAAGACCAAATTTTATTATTAGCCAATGAAAATACAGGAGGGATTTTGTGATGGTGAACGAAGTCGTGGTACGTATTGCAGCAGCAAGAATATTGAATAAAGGACTCAACCCAAAGACAAGTCAAGTATACCTGCTTGATGACATTACCAATACTGATTATCGCCAGGCTATTGAGGATTACATTTTAGAAAAAACTGAAGGAATTTAACGAGCGTACCCAAGTGGTGCGCTTTTATTATGCTCTCTGGAGCAGCTGGTATTTAAAAACCAAAGGAGGTGAAACCATGGAACGATGGGACACCCTATGGAAATGGCTCCTCGCCCTAATAACCAGCTCAGCAACCTACTTCTTCGGAGGTTGGTCAGGCGTGCTCGGCGTACTACTCGTGTTCGTCATCCTCGATTACCTAACAGGCATCGCGGCGGCAGGCATGACTGGCAAGTTGGAGAGTAATGTCGGGATGTTCGGCATTGCGCGAAAGGTATTTATTTTTGCAATGGTATCGGTGGCTCATCTGGTGGACGGTGTTCTGGGGGACGGACATTTGTTCAGGGATGCGGTTGCCTTTTTTTATATCGCAAATGAGTTGTTGTCCATTATTGAAAATGGAGGCAAACTGGGCGCCCCGATTCCGCCTGCGATCCGGCAGGCTATTGAAGTGCTCAAGGGTAAGGGAGGAAACGGGGGGATTCCCGGCAAGTATACTCCTGATTCCAGAGAATCTTTTGTACAGTCAGATGATAAGGATGTTGAACAGACCAGAGATGAAACGAAGTAA